GAACCACGAGCCGGAGCCGGGATGTGAACGGTATCACCCTTCTTGCCCTTGTGGGACATACGGGTAACGAGATTAGCCAGTACAAGATTCTTCTTGTAACCAGCAATTACTTCATCAGACCACAATTCCGGGATGAACTTGTCAGCCACGGTCTTAGTGGTGTTGTTAGTACCAAGTGCCATTTTATTACTCCTTAACGAGGCGGAGCCGTAGCCCCACTAATGTTTACTTGACCCGGCCTTCTGCATACGCCATCAGGATTTCATCCTGTAGAGTTTCATAACGGTTCGGGTCCGTTTGTTTCAATCTAATCAGGTCGGCTCTACGATAAATCTTCTTGCCGGCCTTGGCTTCACCTGAAGAACGACTTTCAGACTTAGCACCCTTGAGTGCAGCCCTACGATCTGCTTCCTGTTCAGCCTCAGCTTCCTTTGTCTTGTTGATCATGGAACGTTCTTTCCATGTGGACAACAATTCATTGGCAGCATCGAAGTCATAGTTATCCGCAGCCATAAACAACTGAGTACGGATACGTGACCCCTTAACCCATTCCTGAAAGTTACTGTCCTGTACTACATCCATAAAGTCTGGATGAGCCTTTTCCAGTTGTGCCTGTGCAGCTTGTGCCTTCATAGCGGCTGCCGTTTGCTCTGCCTTCTGTAACCGAGGATCGTTCTTCAGTAGTTTCTCAACCGCTGCCTTCGGATCATCGTAGAAGTCAACTTCTTGTTCAGGTTCAGGTTCCCGTTGATTGGCCTGTTGGTATAGAAAGTTATCTGCAAGTTTACGAAGTTCACCGATTTCCTGACCCTTACGGCCCAGTTCCTTCTCTAGATTAGAGTAGGCATCAATGATTTCTTTCTGACTTTTGCCCCGAAACTTCTCGGGAAGTTCATACTCTACTTCGGTTTCTACCTCTGCTGCTTCTACTTCTGGTTCAGCATCAAAGGATTCAATAGTACCTTCTACTTCAGGATCAACAATATTTACCATAGTATCCTCCGTCCTTTTGGATTGTGGAGTTAATAAATTAATGGACTCCGGTATTAAGAGTTATCCATTACCTCACGAGTACTGTCCTCTAGATTTACAATCATTTGGATCATACTCAACTGGCCCTTCACAAAGTAAAGGTCCTTTTCACTTTCGATAGACCGAACATCGTTTAGGTTCATGGACAGAGTTTCTAATTCACCGATTAGGTCTGACCAGCCTTCCTGTTCAAATAGTCTAAGTCTATCGTTAAAGAAATCATTATCAGATTTACCCATATATTATACATTACCTTTACGTGCATTAGCAAGATTCAATATTGTTTCACTCTTGAGATGTTCAATCTCTGGAATATTACGAATCGTTTCTGACTTAATGTTCTCAATAGTGGCTGCCTGCTGTTGCATCTCAAGCATCTTCTTCTGCATATCCAGCAGTTTCTCTTGGGCTTTCATATCCGATGGCATCTTCTCTGCAGCCTCGGCCATTAGCTTCTGAGCCTTGGCCTGTACCTCTGCAATGTCTGCCTGTGCCTTCTGCATCTGTAGCTGCATGGTGATCTGTTGGATCTGTGCAGCCTGTGGGTCCTGCTGCATGAGCATCTGCAGTAGTTCATCACGGTTTTGTACACTGCTGGATTCCAGTACACCGGCAACCAGTGCCTTATGTGCAGGACTATCCGGCGGAATTACGGACAGGAGTTGAATCATTTGAGTCATCTCCAGTTCTTTTGCCATGATACCCATGGTGCTATACGGAATGAACTTGTAGTCCATTAACGGGTAACGCATCGGATCAAACTGAATCTTACGATTAATAACTTTATTCAACATTGGGATGAGGAAGTTATTTTGGAAGTTCATCAGTGTACGTTTCTGACGCTTGATGCTGGCAGCTTGAATCATGGACATGCCACTGGCCGTACCATTACGAGGTTGTGCTGCAGTAGACGTGGCCGTATCAAAGGCACCCGTTGCCATTGATAACATACGTTCAAGTTCTGCTGATTCTTGGAAGGTATGTGCCTGTAGCTGACCAAAGTTCATTGGACGAAGTACCGTTGCAGGGTCACCATTGGTTAGAATGGTCTTGCCCGGACGTACTTCTAGCTTCGCACCACGTGGAATACGGGTAGCATCAATACCCATCATCGGATGAGTGGTAAGTGCCAGTGCATCAATACGACTACGCAGTTCTGCATCCAATGCCTTCTGCATATTGTAGCCTTTTTCTGCCACACCACGTCCCCAGAACTTACCCGGTACCCGGTCATGCTGGTAATAGATGAAAGGACGGTCCTTCATCATAAACGGATTCTCTACAACACGTAGGATCTGGCTGTCATTTGCAATTGTTACTACAGCTTCTACTAGATCGTCGTCCTCGTAGTCAAACTCAGGGGAGGATTCCTTCTTATTCATAAACTTACGTGGAATCAAGCCCCAGTATTCCGTGATCTTCACCTGATCATCTTCTTCCTCTACACCAGATTCAAAATCATAATCAGAATCGACATCAGAATACCCGCCGAGAGGAACATCGTCATAGATTCCATCGTTAATCCCCTGAATAATACTGTAACGTGGCTTGATTGTTTCCACTGCAACGCCCAATGCCTCGTTAATGTGGGTGGCTACTGGGTCAATTAGGAATTCATCCGGGGAAACTGGTTCAATCTTAACGCAAATGTAGGGAACTTCCTGTACAACACGTTGAGTAGTCAGTGTTCCTTCGATTGGTACCTCTACTGGGTAGAATTCACTCTTCTCTTCCACCAGAATCTTACCAATACCGGTACCGTAGATGGCACCATTTAGGAAAATCTCTGCAATTGCTTCCTTAACACCCTCTTTTTCTAGATCTTCCTTGAGGATTTTACGGAGATAACTAATATCACCCGGGGTGTTGTCTAGAAAATCGTCACGAATGTCGAACCATTGCTCAGATCCAAAGGTTGCTTCCTCTAATTCCGCTACTGTTGCTTCAATTGCCTGCTGAAGTGCAGGGGAAATCAGCTTTGAATTCTCAGATTCACGGGTTTTATCACTGGGATCATACACCCCTCTCCAGAGTCTATAGTATTCTTCCCATTTTTCTTGGTAATTAGTGTCCCTGTGGGTCCGCCACTGTTCTACACGGTCCATTACCCATGTTGCAAGGGCATTATAACTTAGAAAATCAGTATCCTGCGTAGGCATCTAGCGGCTCCCAGTCATCTATTTCGATGTCGTCAATGAAATCTGCTACACTTACTTGGTCAATGTATGCAAGTGCATCCAGTAGATCGTCATGTGAACGGCTATTTGGGAAGTCCATCATTTGATTAATGAAGTCACGATTCCAAAAGCCATAATTAAACTGTATTTTACCATGTTCCAGCCTTCCTTGTAAGGCCCATGTAATACGGTCAGTTTTCTTCTTACCACCGTGGCTTACGTCATTGATCACTACCCACTGTCCACGTGCTCTCATTAGATCCGTAAGGTACGGCATAAGTGCGTTCTTGAGGCTACCCGCTTCAATACCAACATTTGTAACCTCGTGATCAATTGCTGTATCAAGAATTCTTTCTGCAGTTTCTTTGATGTTCCATCTTCCATGCTGAATCTCCTTGACCCACCACTTATCTTCGTAGACTTTCACGAGTGCAATTGCTGTTTCATCCAGCTTACTACCCTTGACTCCTCGTTCCCTCATCACCTGTTCAAACCCTGCAGGGTCTACAGCAATTACATACCGTCCTTCATCGGGTTCATCTTCGTTGACTACGAACCATTCTTCCTTGAAGATACCACCATTGAAACTTTCGAAGGATGCCTCGAACTCCTGACGGAAGGCTTGACTGGACATACTCTGTCTAGCTGCTTCAATTTCTTCTGGATCAAGTAAGGGATTGTCTGTAGAGTTGTAACTGAACTGTTCCCACTCGGGGTAGTCATCCTTCCCTGCCTGTAACCACAGGTCGTAGAAGTGGTTCTTACCATCCGGTGTACCGATGAACAGGGCAGAACCCTTAACATCCGCCAGTGTTGGACGGAGGATTAACTCCCAGACACTGGGTTTCATGGATGCATACTCATCCAATACCACATATCTTAGACCAACACCACGGAGAGTATCCGGTCTGTCTGATCCCTTTAGATATATTTTTCTATCATTAATCAAAGTAATAGTGGCAGTGTTCTCATGTGTGGACTTGATGAGTCCTTCCCCAAGTTCCT